ACAGATTGCCAATCTGATAGCACAAGGTGGCGAAGTCAACATGAGCCTGGTGCAGCAAAATTTGTCAAGATCTCCCATGATTGCCAGTGCCAGTGTTAACGGACAAATGGTCGGTGCCGTGGTTCTTAAAGTACCAAACCCACAGTATAAACAACGTGTATTTGACAAAGCAGGTGTACCTGAACAAGAACGCAACTACAATCTTGAAGTTGGATATGCTTTTGTAGACCCAGCACATAGAACCAGTGGTGTTAGTGTTCGTCTATTAGGTGCAATGCGAAATCGTATGCCTGCTCAAGTATTTGCTACAACACGCGAGCAAAACACAGTTATCAATACCATATTAAAATTTGCCGGCTTTAGAGTTACAGGTGAACCATACGCCAGTGACCGCGGCACATATAACCTATTGTTGTGGACCAAATGAAAATAAACGAAGTCATAATCACTGAAATCATCACAGAAGCCAAATCAACACGAGAAGAGTTTGAGGGCATGACCATTGAGATGATCAAGAATGGTCATGTGCTAGTAATCCATGCACTTGATGATTGGGGTAATAACATTTTGGGTTCGGTGGCTTTTAACATTGGCGATGACAATGATCTAGATCCACAAGACTTAAAAGTTGATGAAAGATATCAAGGCCAGGGCATTGCTCGGGTCATGTACGATTATGCAAAAAGCAAGGGTTACGAGATTCATCGTAGCTATGATCAAACCGATGCTGGCGCAGGATTTTGGAACAAGCACCGCGGCAAAGATGTAAGAGTTTGGGAACAAAAATGAGAGCCATTGAATTCGTTACCGAAGCCGACTTATCCAAAAACTCTTGGGAGTTGATTGTCAGCAGCGCAGACAAACACGAGCTAGGCGATAACCTAATTGATCTTGTGCAGCAGGCCTACAGCAATACTCCGCAGGGCAGTTTTGTCAACAGTCTCAAAGATGTAATACCAAGTGATTGGGAAGTGTTGGATTGGGATCGTGATCCTGGCGTTGATTCAACTGTGTTCTTTAGAGCAGCTCGCTCAGGCGAAACTTGGCGTGGTTTTAAAATACAGGGCATTGGGCATGATGCACAAAGCGCCAGCAAGCAACAGGCCATTGGCAAGGTAAAACAAATGCTACAGCGCACGGGTTGGTGGATTGAAAGCAGTGATGCCATGCGTCATATTTTGAGCCGTGAACTTGAACCAGTCACTGATGTGGCCCTGTTGCGTAGACTATTTAATGATGATGACTTGACCATGGTCGACCACATGACCTATATACGCAGATTACCCACTGGCCAACAGATTAAAGAAACAGTATTTGGAAATCCACAACTATGAGAGCAAGTGACCTAGTAAGAGCAACAGTAGCATATCATGATGAGCTATGCCCAGCAGCATGGACTGGTGATACGATGCGACCCGAAGTACGCGAACGACTGCTTGAAATAGCACAGTTGTTTGTTGATTATCTTGAAGTCGACAACTTTAACGTACTGGACATTGTGCTGACTGGCAGCTTGGCCAACTACAACTGGACAAAATTTAGTGACTTTGATCTACACGTGGTCACTGACTATAGAGACTTGAACGCAGATGACATAGCGGATGCTTTTTATCGTGCTAAGAAAACCATTTGGAATGATCAGCACGACATTACAATTTATGACCATGAAACGGAACTATATGTTGAAGATATCAATGAGCCTCCTGTTAGCGGTGGTGTGTACAGTGTACTCAACGGTCAGTGGCTTAAGGTACCTGAGCACAAAACACCCAATGTCAATGACACTGCGGTAGTACGCAAGGTGCAAGAACTAGCGGATCAAATTGAACGTTGTATTGCTACAGCAGATGACCCCATGGACCTAAAACGTCTAACTGCACGCCTACGCACCATGCGACAAGCAGGCCTGGACCAAGGTGGCGAATTCAGCGTGGAAAATCTTGCATTCAAAACACTACGCAACATGGGCTTGATCCGAGCCCTACATGACGCTTACCTTGAGCAGCAGGACCAGGATCTAAGCCTGTTGTAAATACGCAACAGGCCTCTTGCTCTTTTCTACAGTGATGTTATACTGAAACTGTAGCAAAAGGAGAAGCAAGATGGCAGAAGTCAAATTTACACAAAAAGTTTACCGTGTACAGCTAACTGAATACGATCGTTTCTCGGGACGCAAGCCCTGGGACACCAAGTATTTTGACAACGAGGCCGAAGCTCGACAGTGGGCCATCGACTATAATACTAAACACAACAATTTAGATTCTGCCCCTGAATGGTATGTACGTGCCGATTACGAGGGACCAGTCCGGTAATACCCAAGTACTACAACCCTGTTGCACGAAAACAACAGGGTTTTTGCTTATTTGTCCAAAAATGGCTAGAGTGCTATAATATACACATGGAAGCAAAAAACACTCGTAAACGCAGACAAGATACTAAACATGCTGTCTACATGTTAGTCAACACTAACACAAATGAACACTATGTTGGCATCACAGTTTGCGGCAATGCTGTAAACCGAGCACTCAAAGTTCGTTTTCAAAAGCATGTGCGTCGCGCACTGACAGAAAACAAAGATTGGGCTCTGTGCCGTAGCATTCGTGAACACGGTGCTGGTGCGTTTGTGATGTTGTTGGTTGATGTTGTGCGTGGCCGCAAGCCAGCACACGGTGTTGAACGTGAAATCATCAACGACGCGATGCCAGAGTTGAACACACACTAAGGAGAGTATCATGAGATCAGATTACTACCCAGCATTCTACGAAGTCTACCGAGAACGCTTCTTCTCAAGCAAGTACGGTAGAACTTACTCTAGTGAAGAAGTGTTGTTCCGGGGTCTCTCAGAAGATGAGGCTCGAGCAAAGGTCAAAGAGATTCCACACGAAGCAGGCATCTATGTAGGTGTCCGCAAAATGAAAGACTAAGGAGTTGAGCCGTGACACTCTCAGACGTGAAATACATTTTCAAACGACAGATTGAACCGGGCAAAGTCGTCTGGTTATTTTATTGGTTAGAAAACAAAGATTTTATGACAATGAAGAAATGCCTGTCCAATGATTTAAATGGATTACTGGACACAGTGAATAACTTTCAATATGTTGATACCGGCAGATTTCCAAAATTTCGAGTCCAAGACGTTGAGGTTGAACTATGAACGAACAAGTTAATTGTATCAATTGTGGGTGTGAAATGAAAAAAGTTTCGATTGGAATTGCTCTATGCTCACGCTGTTCTAATGTAGGTAGACAATTTGAAAATCTCCTGAAACAAGGGCTTACTTTGGATTATTTTGATCCCAAAACAAAACAACGCAAAAAAGAAACTATCAAAGTCAATACTACAAAGGACTGTTGAAATGAAAAAACTATTCCGCCGACTGATGAGCCGTTTGGCATTCCGCAAGGCCACACAAGATTTTCGCCGTCAACTGTCGGCACAAGGTTATAGTCAATCTCGTCTTTGGAGCAAGCGATGAAACTGACACGCTACAATCTCAAAGGCAACTATATGTGGTGCTTAAATTGGCGTAATGGTTGGATTCGTATCTACAATGTAATGGTTCGTTGGAACACTGATTGGACTGTAGGCCACACTTACTTTAGTCTAACCAATATGAAAGAAGCAAAATGAACATCCAAACCGTCCGAGACAACTTGAAGAACACCATCGCCGGCAAGGAAAAGATGCTAAAGGACATGAAGTTCCAACGAGCATTTGGCGATGGTAGTTGGCAAGGAGACATGGCCAAGCAAGCGGCTTATTTTGCAACTGTTGAATTCCTTGAAATCAATATTGACGAACTCAAGCGTATTCTGCAGGATGTAGAAGCATGTTGCGAACAGGCCAATCTGGACAGTTGGACTCGTAATCCGGACCGCTCAGGTGGACAGTTCACCGAAGAAGAAATGCGTTCAGGAAGCGAATGGCGATGAAACACTACATTGTGCCCCGTGCCCGTCAGGCTGACTACAATAACATGATCAAGATTCATGACTGGTGCAGTGAAGTGTTCGGCAAAGAGGATTATGTTCGTTGGAACATAAACTTCGCCCGTGACACCGAGGATTATGTAGAATTTGGTTTTCGTGATGACACAGACGCAAGTGCGTTTGTATTGCAGTGGGGCGAATATTGTGTTTCAAAAGAAAAACAATATATGTTGGGACTTTGCAGTTGGGATGAATTATGAAAGTAATGGCAAAAATCAGTGATTATGTGGTGTTGTGCGAAGTCAGTGCCGCAGAGATTGCCCGCTTGCGTGGCTACTCTAGTGTATACGACAAAGGCTGGAGTAGCGATTTCCTACGGGTCGGGATAGAACATGACTTGGCACGGGCATTTGAAACTCTGGACAGTTTACGTAAGCTGGACGGCACACGATTTAAAGAAGTGTCCCGTGAGCTGGAACGTTTGAACAAAGCATTTGAAGAAGCACGGGAGGCGCACGAGGCCTTGATGTTGTTTGATACACTGAAGGAAGCAGGCAAAGAATGATAAATCCAGTAGCAGGTGCAACAGCCAGTATCGCAACCTATGAAACAGACGCCCGACTAGCCACAGAGGCAAGGGCAGCAGGACGTGCAGCCAGAGACAAAGGCCTGCCCATCACAGCCTGCCCCTATGGTGGCATGATGGCTATGTGGTGGCAACAGGGCTGGAATGGCACACTTACAGGTATCGTAGCACAGGCAGGAAAAACAGTATGAACGAAGTATTAGACATTATTGGTCGTCCAATTCACGTGGATGATTTTGTGGTATTCTACTCCAATGTTTACCGGGTAATTGGCGTTGGCAAGCCCCACCCCGGCGGACAAAACTCAGGAGGCCCTGTACGTATCAAACTGGCAGAGCCCAGCAAGACCACAAAAAGTGTAGTAAAGTTCAGTGACGAAATGTGCGTGATCCCAGCAGAGGATGTGACTGTGTGGTTACTCCGGAAAGGTTATCAATGATTACTCGTCTGGCCAATTGGTTGTTCTCTAAATCTTGGCAACAGAGTCGAGACAGCTACGAATACGCTGCCAAGTCATATGGATTAAAGAAATGAAGTTGGTAAAATTAAATCGTAGACACAAAGCCTACAAAGAATTAGGCCACCGATGGGCTTTCCGTTGGGACAGCTATGATACCAAGTCTTGTCCCCGTGTTGAAAATATTTTCTATGCCATGCACGGTAGCCAATACAAAGCATCTTGCATTTGGAAGGCAAATTTTGGGCACGCCAATCGGGGTAGCGTATATCGTCCCTACTGGATCAGCTTTGTCAACGAAGCCGACGCCAGCGTGGTCTTGTTGCAAGTTCAGCATTAAGTATTACTTTTTGTGATTTGCCCAGAAATGAAATCTTTGCTATAATAATGACATGTTAAGCAAAAAGGAGTTGGCAATGATCAAGCGTTTTAAACAGGCACAGCGTTTTCGTGTTAATGTTGGCGAAGTGTCATTTTATGCTACTGCACGACAAATTCGTGCAGGCGTTGGCGACTTCATGAAATGCAATGCCGCAACACAAAAGGCATTGGATGCACTGGAATTCACACGTAGCGGCACAGGCGCCGCAGACCAATCTGCTTGCGGTCTCGCCGGCACTTGGGAAGGTTTGCAAGTTCAACTCAACATGGCTTAAGGAGAAGCAGAATGGGAACACGTAGTCGTATTGGTGTCATGCACGGTGACAAGTGTAAATCAGTTTACTGTCATTGGGACGGTTATCTGGATTATAATGGCAAGATGTTGCAAGAGCACTATGACAGCTCTAAGGCCAACTTCCTAGTGGCGCTAGGTGACTTGAGCAGCCTGTGCCCTGAAGTGGAAATTCCCGAAGGTGTTGAACACAGTTTTGACAAGCCCTCGGGCATCTGCACAGTCTTTTACGGACGCGATCGTAAAGAGACTGGTACAGAGTTTCAAGTGGCACACACGTTTGAACAGTTTTTGGAACAATGCGATAACTGTGCCGCAGAATACTACTACATCATGCGTGATGGTGTGTGGTACGTGGGCACCACTTACGGCAGTGATGCTGAATTTGGCAACAAGTTGGTACCCTTGACACAAGCACTTGCAGTTCAACCCGTGGAAGCCTAAGGAGATAGTAAATGGATAAATTTTTGTTAGTAGTTACAGGTGCAGTGGTAGTCATTGCCACTATCCTGTTTATCAGTTTCTTGCTGAGTTGGCCAGTCTACATGCTGTGGAATGGTTGCTTGGTGGATGCAGTAACCGGAGTGAAAGAAATCACTTGGTTGCAAGGGTGGGGCCTGAGCGCATTGTTCGGTCTCTTGTTCAAAAGTTCAACTAGCACTAACTCTAAGGGGTAAGCATGACCAAACTTGCAATTGGTTTCGTGTTGGGTTTGATTGTTGCCACTGTGGGCTTTTCGGGTGTAGCTCGAATTATGGACCATGGTGTTGAAGCAGTCAAAACCCAAAGTCAAGAATTGGCCAAGTAATTTTGGCTAAAAGAAATTCAAATTGTGGTTGACGCCAAATGACTTATCTGCTACAATTTGAATACGTTGTCGATGAAGACAACTGGTTTTTCAATCAACTTAACTGGAGTATTTCAAATGGATAAACTTTTCACTGTTGCAGGCGTTAGCAAAAACAAAGGCGCATACAAGGTTCGTTTCGCTAACGACATTGTGAGCCGTATCAAGATCTTGAGCAAGAGCGATCAAGACATTCAGCTGATCGAGTTGCCACACGGTATGGACAAGCCCGCAGTGGTCACTTTCCTCAAGACACATGAGCTGTATGCTAACCCAGCATACCGCGAGGCTATTGACAGCGCAGATGCAAAATACAATTCAGTGGCCACAGTCAAGACCAAGGCCACTAAGGTCAAGGCAAAGCCCAGCATGGAAGCCATCAAGGCACGTGCTGAAGCCAAAGACACAGAAGCCGCAGAGTAATTCTGCAAGTGTGCAAAAAAGGGGCCCTGTGCCCCTTTCGTGGGTATTAGCTAGGACGACACGACCGCTTATACCGGCTTACAGTGTCTAGGGATGTTCGCCCTACTATCTGTGAAGTCAGATGCACTGCCTAGACTAATAAATATCTGTATAATCAATTATGAGCTACGTCCGACTACCCTACAAAGAAAAACCCAGCGTGTTCAAAGAACACAACGAACCGCCCTTTTCAATTCCTGGAGTTGAACGACTGCCCAATTGGGAAGTGCATGACAATTTTCTTGATCAAGCACAGCACAAGAAAATTTATGACTATCTAATGAACTGCCCTTGGCACCAATATTGGATAGGTACGCACTCTGAAATGCAACTGTTCAAACCCAATGAATGGGATGCATCTTGGATTGGGCCTGCGGCACGTAGACCAACTTGTTCACAGCCGCGCACCATGTTTGGTGTTGATGAGGCCAGTGTTAAAGAAAAACATCCCGTTATTGGTGAACTGTGGGACAGCATTAATCTCAAGTTAGACAACCAGTATACCCTAGACGGCGAGCCCGAGGGCATGGCTTGGAAAGACTACCCCATGCCTGCTACACAAGATCCCAATATTGAACAGGGCTGGAGATGCTATGCCAACGGTAGTCGACATGATGAACTGACACTACAGGGCTATGTACATAGAGACACATCCGATCTCAGTGATGAAAATACTGTGACTATGTTGTATGTCGCCACACTTGAATGGTATCCAAGTTGGGGCGGTGAACTTGTATTCTATCCTGAAGACCCCACAGGTGCTACAGGTGATCATCAACAATTCAATGACGGGCCTAGTCAACAACGCCGTAACTATAACATTGGATGGCAAGATGAAGGTGCCTTGGTGTGTTTGCGTCCCAACAGATTAATCATCTATGATGGACGTACCCTGCACAGTACACAACCAACACGTAATAGAAACAACACTATTATGAGCATAAGAGTTGCGTTCCGTGCAAGAAAAGTTAAATAAAAAGAACAGCGTAAACTGTTATTAAGAAAAGTGTTCTGGACCCGGCTATCGTATGCCGGCAGGTCCACCTAAGTAGTTTGATTTAGTTAACCGATTTTCTTGCCTGTCTTCTATCGGACAAGGCCGTGACCCCTTAAGACAGGACACGAAGCACTTGGGTTAAACTACTTAGTTGGGCCTGAAAGGATTCGACAGGGCAAAGAGTAAGGGTAATGGCGCTCGGCAATGTGGAAGCCGTAGGGTTGGGGGAACCTGGCCGAAGACGACAAAAAAACGTAAATGCAAAAACATCTACAAAAATCGGGGCAGTCAAAGTAAAAGCAGCTAAAGGTTTCCGTTTCGGCGGAACCCGAGTTGCTCGTACAGAGGCAGCATTCGCCTAAACAGCGAAACCCAGGGGGCAGTTATGCCTTCTTAACCAAAATAGCAGAACCCGCTTCGGCGGGTTTTTCTTTTCCAAACGTGTCAACGCAAACAGTCGCTAACACGTTGTATATATAGCAATTAGATGCTATCAACCCATGTTAGATTTTAATCGACACTATTATGATGAGATTTGTAATTCTGGCTCTGGCCCTTTTAGCCGCTTCGAGCCCAAGCCCGGCAAAGACGACTTCGGTGGACGGAACTTTCGTCTACCACAAACGTTCCGTCTTGATGAGTCGGACTGTGACCAGAAGCGCTTTGGTCCATGCACTACCAAAAGCGCAAAGACGTCTACTAACACTAAATGAGTTAACTGACGACGACAACGATGATGCACCGGGTCCTGACGAATTGGACCTACAGGTCTTATATCGCCGTCCTGAAGTTGTGCTTGCGCCTGAGCGCCGAGCACAGGATGATCTTGAACTGAGTGACTACATTAAAATAAGATTGGCTGTGGCCCGTGCCCGTGCAGTACAAGCACACAGGGCTCGATTTAGTACTACTTGAGTATTACTTGTTGTGATTTGTCCAGAAATGGCATCCGTGCTATAATATACACATAGCAAAGCAAAACAGGAGTTGGAAATGAAATGCAACTACGATACTTGGGCAACACGAGTTCCTGCTAAAATCAACAAAAAAATGCAACAGGTTCTGGACTTGATGCAAGACGGTCAAGTTCGTAGTCGCGCTGACATGTTGCGAGCTGCTAATATTGATCCCAATCCTCGCACTTCTACAGGTTATCCAGGCAACGAGTACACCGACTACTACCTCTACAAAATGGGCCTGTTGCAAGTGGTCAAAATCCAAAGCAATCAAAAATACTTTCAACTTGTTTGACCCAAAATGATTTTGGTTGTATAATACGCATATGACAACGCAGGAACTCGCAGTGAAACAAACCTACACCATGTACATTTACAAGCGTGATCTTCGTTTTCGCACCGGCGAGCGTCTGTTCAGCACGTCAGTTTGGCAGACTCGTACTCTAGAAGGACTAGAGCGTGAAATGCAAGAAATGGCCCGTGACCTGTACCGGGGCACAGACTGGCGCTTTGATTTTGTACCCACTACTAAACAGGACTCACAATGACTACTGAACATCGAGATTTTCTTAAACGTGAATTGGCCATCGACGACTATGTGGTGTTTCCTGCACCCTATGGTGGCATGAAGCTGGGTAAGATCATCAAGTTCACGCCCAAGCAGATTCGTGTGGAATGGACCTACAAAGGCAACAACAGCACAGTTCACAGCCAAAGCGCAACACGTTATGCCAATCAATGTGTGCGTGTCGAAGGCCCGGACTTGACCATGTTCTTGTTGAGCGGAGACTACTGATGAAATTTTATCAAGAGACCACAGTCTATCAAGACAATACCGCCAACGGCGTTTACCTGCTCAGTGATGACAAAAGCAAGATGTATGCCTACGTGGCGCCAAACAGCGGTGAGGTAAAGACCTTCAAGCGTTTTATTCGCATTGACACTCGTGGACGCAAGTTCACCCCGGTTAAAAATACTTGGGGCTACAAAATTGCCACTGAAGAAAATCTCAATCCACGTTGGACTGTGACAGGTAGCAAGGGTGACAAGTATACGGTGGAGCGTACTGAAAACGGCATGACCTGTACTTGTTCAGGATTCCGTTTTAGAAGTCAGTGTAAGCACTTGGTGCAGTTATCAAAATGATATCTGTTCATATTGCCCTTATTTTTGCTTTGTTTTCCACAATGTGGGCAAACAAGCAACGGGGCATTTTCATTTTGAATTTGCCGCCTTTCTGCTTGTGCGGCCTTTCTTTCCGCGGTCCAAGCCGTTTTCATTTTGTGTAATGTTTCTTCGGAGTGTTTTGTGCCAAGTTTTCTTTTACTAACAGCTCCACTAAACCCTTCGGGCTTTTTGCGACCTTTGAGTTTTGCTGATGCTTTTATAGCGGCTTGCGCCTTTGTCTCTGGGCTTCGGGTATCTTTTCTACCTGTATTTGCTTTTGACAAATTTGCTTTGTGTTCTTCGCTGAATTTGCGACCTTTTAAGGCAGCTGATCGTTTTGCGTTCCATTCTGGTTTTTGTGGAATCGCTCCACCATCCCCTGCTTCTTCTTTAAGATTAGCCCATTCTGGGCTTGCGACAATATTCCAAAGTGTGCTATAATGTATACCAAGACGATTGATTTCTTTCTTATCGGAGGTTTCGTGGAGTATTTCTGTTTCAACATCATTTCCGTGTTTAGTCAAATGAAGTTTCCAGTATTTTCCAGAACCTTTGTAAGTGAGTGGGTTTTGGCGGGTATACCCAAGATATTTCAATCCCGTCTTTGTATGTGTTTTGATATAAAGTTTGTATGTCATACGCTTATTTATAGCGGTTTCAAATTTCGTGGAGACTGTAAGCATGTTAAAATGGACCACGCTTGATCGCAAACCCCAGGGCCTTTGGCTCCAGTGTACTTGGACTGAGCCCATAAACTTCGACATTGTGTTGTATCAAGTCCAACAGTGGAGCCAGGAAAATTCATGCGGTGTTAGAATGAGCTATGACATGTGGCAGTTCAAGACTCCTGAAGAAGTAACAGCATTCTTGTTGAGGTGGGCATGAAAGTACACTTGTTTAATCATTGGTTCAAACACAAGGTGTCAATTGACACTCATTTTGACCAGATCAAAGATGCTTACCTTAAAGCAAAAACTCAAACCAAAGTTTGGCATTGGCTTGATGAAGAATACGATATTGGACAATACTACAGTAATCGAGAACGACAAAGCTATTTGGTATTCCATAATGAACAACACTATCTAATGTTTTTATTGAAGTTATGACAACAACTGTGAATCAGATGCTATAATGCGTAGACTAAGGTGGCTATAATGAAACTGACAAAATACAGCACAAAACGATTCCAAGACTCATTCAGTTACTGGCATGTGGATGACGAATTTGCTTATCCTGTATATCGCTATTTGCTCTATGGCTTTGAGCCCGGCAGTTGTTTTACTTCGGTCTTGGCCAATGACTTTTTAGGTGCTATGTTGCATAGCCACCTCGCCAACTCAGTGACAGCATTTAAGAACCTGGCTCGTTGGATTGTTAACTGTGCGCCGCTTGAGGCATATGGCAGTTACGATCGAGTACAGGCTTGGCTTCACATGGATGAGGCAGACCGTCGTGCTGTGCTTGAACGGCATCAATTGATCTACACTGAGCAAGAAGAAATGTGGATGGCACTCAACGAACAATCTGTGGAGGCATAACTTGCAACTGCCCCGTAATCCTATCAACGGGTGGATTGTGGCAAGTGTGCCAAGTCCGTGGACCAACGGCGGGTATCTAGGTTGGACACCTTGTATGCAGTGGTGTGCTGAAAATTTCGAACAACACAATTGGCGCTTTGTCAGCGAAGGTGTGTTTGAATTTCGCCGCGCAGACAATCACTTGATGTTTGTATTGAGGTGGGCATGAACACACTAACACCGTCGGGAATTAGATGGGCAGTGGATTTGCCACGAGCCCGTGCTGGTGAGAAAACTGATGTATTGGAATGGTGCAGAGAAAACTTTGGCGAGCCAGGGTTTCGACAACGCTGGATGGCTTTGGAGTACACAATACAGTTCCGTGATAAACGAGATCGCGACTGGTACATATTGAGGTGGTTGTAATGCCAGACAAGTTTCGTGTTGATGTAACCGCTGGTATCTTTGATGCCGAGTTTCCGCATTACTTTGAAAATTTTTGGATTCATTGTGGAGAAGTTGCTAATAATAACGACTGGCGACAAATCACTGTCGCTAATTTTAAACTCAAACCCTTGGGTGGTAAATTGATTCAAACTAGTACTCAAGGTTGGTACTTGCGTTGGGATGAAGAAGCTAGTCACACAGCATTTGTATTGAAGTGGGCATAAAGGAATTGCAATGAACAGTAGACAACGAAGAAGTCAGCGTGTGTATGAACACGAAGTAACACTGGTGCCACGCAACGGTGACAGATACCTTGACTTTGATCGCAGGGTAGAGCAGGCCAAAGGTTGGTTGAAATGGCACACAAGGCGTAAGAACTATGTCATAGGCCCCGCTACACACAATACACAAACATTCAAGTTTCGCGATGGTGGCCTGGCCTCTGTATTTGCCCTGACTTGGCTATGAAACACTACACATTCGATATTGAAGACAGTAACGCACCCACAGTGACTAAATGGGCACGAGCAACGTTTGGCAAATCCAAGCCCGACGGTGTCAAGATGAGCCAAATGCTGTGGTGGCGCAGGTCTATGTATGTCTATAATGATGCATATTGTGGTCGTCCCATTGTCAGATTCTACTTTAAACGAGAATCGGATTACACCGCATTCGTGTTGAGGTGGACGTAGTACTCAAGTACTACTTTTTTGGATTTGACTCGAAACTCAAACCCTGCTATAATATACACATACAGAAACACAAAGGACCTGCAATGAACAAACCCTGGGACGTTATCATCGAGCTTGAATCAGACAACAGCCGCCTGTTTAAAGAAGCAGTGGTCAAACGTGAAGCTACAGCAGGCAACGATGAATTCTTCCGTGGTCTACGTGCTACCCTAGACAGCATGATCACATTTGGCATCAAGCAGGTTGATGAAAAGACAGGCGACGGTCGGGGGCTGAATCCAGACACTTTTTGGAAGACAGCAGAACAGTTGGCTAAACGCCAGCTCACAGGTGA